TATGAGAGTCGGCGAACAGCCCCACAATTCCTCGAATGCTTCTACCTCTTGATCGAGATCTGCCAGCGTAGGTGCTGACTCAAACGACCAGAAGATATGTCCCGAGGAATCATTAATTGTTTTACGACTACCTTCAACATCCTGCTCAAGCATACGCTCAGCCTCGGATTGGGGTTTGCCAGTAATCATAGAAAGCAGACGCATAGCCATTGTATGGGCGTTTGTGTCGGCAGATACATACAGAGTGGGAACCTTAGCCCGTAACGCAATAGCCAATGCAAGTGTTGACTTACCAGCACCTGGAGTACCAGCAATCATCGACACTTCGGATCTGCGTATGACTATCTTGTTGACGTCAAACGTGCGGAACACTGATGGTAATGGTTCACCACCGATGTCCTTTCCACCAACTGCACGGGCTAGGGTTCTCATCTCTTAGAAACTATTCCAATCTGCATCATTTCTGCGTACCCATACAGGCTCGCACTGATCTGGTGTTCCCTTAGGTGAAGGACACATGTATGCCTTCCAAGGACCTTTAGCACCAGCACCAGTTCTCTTGGTCATTACACCGTGAGAACAACTCTTTGATGTTGGTCCTACATTACCAGCCGAATTGGTTGGATGTGCAGTGTGAATTACCTCAGCCCCTGGAAATGCTGCTGCGACATTCGTCACTGCTTGAACACCATTGGTAGGTGCTCCTGTTAGAGATACTGCCATGATCTTGAGTACATCTTGTGACTCTTCGATGCCGACAGCACTCTCTAGTGCTTCACAGAAACCTGCATAGGTTTCCGATGCTACCACGAAGATACGTCCATCGGGTAGTTTACTGCTGACTTGGAAGTTTCCAGTCATCTCTTATCTCCTTTTTTCGTTGAGTGAAGAAACTTGCATGATGATATCACACCACATCTGCCACAGTTAGAAAAGTTAGGCAGGAAGATCGTGTTCTTGCGAGCAGTGTCAAAGGTGTTGAGTATGTCTTCGACACGCTCTGCGTGTAAGAATTCTAGGTTCCATTGTGAAACAGTACCAGTACGTGCATCCCAGAAACCTGCCCTATCGACAGTAATCCCATGCTTACCCAATGCCCATGCATACACTGCAAGTTGCAAAGGATGCCTCTGGGATGACGCACCAGTTTTGATATCGATGAGTACCCTATTCCCATCGAAATCGGTCATGACTCTATCGATTGCCATCTTGACGACAGTATCCTCGATAGGAATCTCATACTCTTTTTCTATAAAATCTTCGTAGACATTCCAGCCATTGTTGCGGAACTTAATCCAGCGCTCAAGCATCCAGATGCCTTCGCCATACCACCACGACATATCCTCACGCTTGGCATACTGCCACTCGCTCATGTCGCCATGGAGTTCTTCGTCTTCTTTGACTTGTTCAAACCAGACCTTGTTCCAGATGGTTTCTAAATCTCCACCCTCAAGATCATAAACTTCTGTAGCCTTATGTACGGCTGTACCACCTGTGAACCAGACTGCATGTGCTTCTTGTACCTTCTCGACTTTGGTGAGATAGTACTTCCAGCCACACTCTTGCCACGTGGTTAGTGATGAATAGGAAATATGCTTAGGTAAATCGCTCATGGGTAGAGCCTAACACACGATTATGTTTTAGGAAGATTGAATCCTCTACGAAGTCCATCGCGTCGTCGATATCCGATTCGATGTCTATCCAGAGTTCTGACGAACTCCCCATGACGTTACATCTCCGCATTTCTTAACCTCCTGCCTGAGTCCTGAATTTAAGAAATGCCCCCCTACCCCCCAAAAAAAATTGGTGGTTCAGGGAGGCGATGAACTAGGCTTTGCCGTCGTCCGTCATTTGAAGTTTCTGCCCCACGGTTACCCGCCCAAAGAGAATATCATGTGATATGATCTTCCGCATGATAGAGATAACCCTATGCGACGAGTGTCGCAAGACAATCAACACCGAGAATGATACCTTCGTAATTGTCGACAAAGTATACTACTGCTACGACTGTTGGAGGAATGTCTGATGCCGACCTACGACTACGAATGCCCTGGGGATGGGGAGATCATTGAGTTCACCCTGCCCTTCAACCATGAAGCCCCTCTATGCCCCTGTGGTGACACTATGAGGCGTGTTTTCACGGCAGTGCCAGTCAAGTTTAACGGCTCAGGATTCTATTCAACGGGTGGATAACAGAAGTTAATCAGAGTAAATGCACTTCGAGTTGGGACGATTTGATGAGGCTACCCATACAATCACCCTCGGAAGCCAAAAACTAGGCGCAACTCGCCATCTTTCCGGGCTGTTTGGGGCATTGTAGAAACGACAAAAAGCCCCCCACCAGAGTATTTCTACTCGGATGAGGGGCTGATTGTTTTGAGGGGAATAGGGACTACTTAGAACCCTTGCCGAACTCAGGCGACTTAGGATCTAAAGCCTTCCATACTGGTGCAATGAAGGCTGTTATAAATGCGTAAGCCAATGTCTTTGGGTCTGTGACACCTGACATGTAAAGTGCTGTCACTGCAGGTACTGCAGCACGTGCGTATGTCGTTACGATAGCAACGAGTTTATCTTTTGTCATGTTTCTCCTTATGACTTGAAGACTGGCTTACCAAATCCGACGATGGACACGACCTGTGACCTACGGAGTTTAGAGCCATTCTTTTTCTTGTAGGCGCGAATCTTGCGGCAAACTTCTCCGCCGTTTCGCTGGTCACCCTTCTTATCTGGAGCGGTGTTGCCCTCGATACAGGTGACTGTGCCATCGCCGTTATCTTTAACGACAATGCCAACATGTGAGATTCTGTCGACGCCATCTCCTGGGAAATCGAAGAATACGATATCTCCTGGTAGAGGAATTGCTTCCTCAGCCTTTTCCCACTGATCCTTCTTCATGAAGGCAGATGCGCCTGCAGGTGTGTATACGCAGTTAGGGATCTTTAGCCCAACCTCATTAGCACACCAGTTTACAAAAGAGCCACACCAAGGCTGGAAGTTAGCCTTAGTGAAAGCACCATACTTAGTTTCGTTTTCTTTTGGACCTTCAACAACGCCGAGTTCTCCTCGGGCTACTGCAATAAAGTTTAATCTTTGTCCCATTATTCACTCGCTTTCTTGTCAACCTTAGCAAAGGCTGCATTGATTTCTTCTGATGTCAGGCTTCCGTCTGCTAGGTAGAAACGGGCAAGGGCTTCAAGCACTCGTGCTGCACCTAGTGCACCAGCCAGTACTGCTGCCTGCCATACTTCGATGCCAACCAATGAGCCAGCACCGATTACTCCTAGAGATTCTGCTGCGATTACAGCAAAAATTCTCATCATTACATTTTTTAATGTATCCATTATTCGTCCTTCATGTTTCGGATGTTGAGGGTTACTACCCAGACCACAAGGGTTACCATGATTGCATAACCAACTATGGTCTTTGCAGAACCTTCCAGCACCACCCAGGCTGTGAACATGCCTAGGATTGTCCAGAGTTGATTAAAAAAGTCTGAGAACCATTTCTTCATTAGGGATTCCTTCTATATGCGGCTAGAGAGGCAGCGGCTGCTGCTTGGGTGGCTATGTTTCCAGCAATAACTGCTGCAATTATAACCTTTTCTGATTCTTCTCTGACCTCAGGTGACATGTCAGCACCAATGTTTGATAGGGCGGTGAGGACTTGCGCTGGGTCAGTAAATAGTTCTGCAAGGAGTTCTGCAGGGTTTTCTAATAGGGTTAAGGCTATGATTACCTCAGCCGTGAGAACGACGCCGTTAGGCAGTTCTACGGGCGTATCAGGGGGCAACACGCTAAGGTCTGTCGACTCACTTAGCACAACAACCTCTGGTACTGTGGGTTCAGGTGTAACTACAGGAGGCTCAGGTTGAACAGGTTCAGGCTCAAGTGGCTCTGGTTCTTCAACGATCTCAGGCTCCGTAATTTCAGGTTCCTCAATAGGCTCCTCTGGTTCCGCAGGAACCTCAGGCTCTACGATCTCTGGTTCATCTACTGGTTCGTCAATTTCAGGCTCTGGCTCTACAGGAACTTCGGGTTCCTCTGGCTCTGGTTCAACCACCTCAGGTTCTGGCTCAGGCTCAGGTTCAACAGGCTCTGGAGTAGGTTCAGGTAATGGTTCAGGTTGTGGCTCTGGCTGAGGCTGTGGCTCAGGTTCTGGTCTTGGTGGCGATACCACTACTGGCTCTGGTTGTACTATTGGCGTTGGCTCGGGAAGAGGAGTAACTACAGGTGTTGGATTTGATTCTGCTGTTTGGGTATCTACCGTTGATGTTTCTGCTGGTATCACAGGAGTTGAAGTATCGACGACGGAAGTCAGAGATTCAGTATTTGAAGTCGGTGTATCAAGGGTCGCAGGACTTGACTCAGTTGTGGGTGTCTGAGTATCGGAAGTTGTGGTTACAGAATCAACTGTTGAAGGACTCGGAGAGGGACTTGGTTGAGGCTCGGGAGCGGTTGAAGTCTCTGACTCAGCAGTTTGAGTCTCAGAATTTACAGTTTGAGTTTCAGAGACAACGGTTCCAGTCTCAGAACTGGGATCTCCAACAGGGGTAGGGATTACACCATTATAGTAACGAAAAGAATCATCAGAAAGACTGTCACTAATATAAACAGTGAATCGTCCATTGAATCCTCCCTCACAATACAGTCTGGGAATACTACCCTTACCATTAAAAAAACTATTACTATTATCCCAGCCAGTGTTAGAAGTTCTAGTCTCGCCGCCGTCGGCAGTGGTACAGGTAATCTGTACATTTGAGACCATAACGCCGTTTGCTAGTGCTGGGAAGAGGAACGATGTTCCTACTGCTAGAAGAAGAACTCCTAGTCTACTTGCTTTCCTTTTCACAGAGGAGGAGATAGATTTGGTCAACGCGTGTTTCCAATCGGTTTACTTGATCTTTCACGGAACTACCCCCATTTGGTTTCAATTCTGATAGATAGTGCTTAACTAACCATCGAACAAAACCTGTAAACCCTACGATCAGGGTCATCAGCGCTACGAAAAAACCAGCCCATTCAGTAACTGTCATAAGACAGTCCTGACTGTTACTGTGAGCAAACCACCAAACCCAGAGAAGTTTCCACTAGGTGGTGTCTTGCGAGAGAACTGCACTTGCTCAATAATTGCTTGCACACGTTCTCCTGTTGTGAAGTCTTGGACGTTAATAATGTCGCCCTCTGCTTCGATAGTTTCTAATAGTTGAATACGCTCCCACGCACGGCCTTCATATCCAGTCGTTACGTTATAACGGTCTTTCTCAACGTCAAAGCACCATACGGGGAACTGAATCAACCGTTGGCGCTTAGTTGCAGGAAGCGCTTTTGCTTGGAAGCCCTTAAACACGGGTCCTTGACTGGTATCGCTTGCGCTACGTGAGAGCGTAAACTTGTAGGAGAGGAACTCTTGTGGGAGTTCTGGAGCAGTAGTTGCTGCCTCTGGTGTGCCGACTGCGGCATTGTAAGTAATGACGTTGTTAATATCGCCATTCTCTTCTATTGTCTGAATGTCCATAGCACCGAAGGTGAATACACCTCTAGCGCGTACGAACTTAAAGTTCTTTGGCTCTAGTGTGCCATAGCGGATAGCACCTGTCTGTAGATATCCAGATGTTACTAAAGTGCTTGCTGACTCGATGTAGAGAGCACCATTAGTACTATTGTAGGCGCTACAGAATGCTAGACGATTGCTTGTTCCAACAAATCCGACAGCGGTTGTGGGGTGTGCTGATGATTGCACTCCAGCAATATCGGTTGCATAGGCAAAGCGCAGTGGCTCACCTTCGATGAGTTGGCTAAGGTCTACACGGGTAAGACCGGCATTAGATCCAACTCCTGTTGTAGCCCATGCAAAGCGGTCAGCACAGGCAATATCATAGACTGGCTGAGTTGATTCAAAAATGAGTGGACCGTATTCAAGAGATCCATCCTGATCGTTGATATTAGCAACGCGCATACCCTTGCTAGTTCCGATAAGCATATATCCTAGATAGCAAAAAATCTTGTGGACAATCTCTCCTGGTGGGAACTCAGCGGCTACAGAAGCCTGTGTAAGGGTTGGCATAGCACCGTTAGTGCCAAGAGTATACTTTTGGATTGTTGAGTAGATACCTGAATGACCAGCAGTGTAGATAGCAGGACCAGAAGCGGTAATGCTTGTATACGTGTAGTTTGTGTTGGGGTTGGTATAGACGGCAGTTGGTAGCGATGTTGAGGCCGCTGTCATCTCATAGACTGCGTTATTAGCACAGACGATGATACGGTCTTTGACATACTCCATCTCACACTTGGTGATTGTAATGCTTGGGTGGGTAAAGACTACTGTTGGGGCAACCCCTGCGCCATCAGATAGCAACTTCTTATTCCATTCAAGTTTGCCTGATGCTGTGTCATTTGTAATCCAATAACCAAATTTACCGTCATCGCAAATAGCAAAAACAGGATCATCTGTACCACTATTGTAATCTACCCAGTGAACTACCGTGCCATCTGCATCAATTCTGTCTACATCGTAACCATCGTGAAGTAAGATGGCGTCTTTGTTGCTGTAGCGGATAGAACGAATGTGCTGCTCAGCCTTATCTGTTGTTGTGGTATTAACTGGTTCAGTAACCACATGAACATTGGTTGTATCTCTAAGTAAGGTTACTTGACCCTTAACCCAAGGATTGACACCCTGTGAATCTAAGTAGCGGTAAGCAATAGACTCACCTGCTGATGGGTCATAGAACTTGATACCTGCTCCACCATGGAAAGATGACTGAGAACGTAGCCACCAGCCTGTTAGGGACTGCTCGCCTGGTTCTCTTGAGTTGTCAAACTGTTCCTTGCGGTATGGTGCTGTTTCACGCTGATACGGATTCTGATCCGTTGGAGCCATGAAGAATGGGATACCACCAAAGGCTACGTCATAGTCCTCTGCTCTGTTGGTCCAGAATCCACTTGTTCCAGGATTACCTACATTGAGGG